CAATACAACTGTATCTTCCTTTAGCACGTTTAACGTACCTCCAGAAGCATTGGAACTGTAGTTTGGCGTTCCGCCACTGCCAGGCACAATTTCAAACACTGTATTGGACACAATGCTCACAGTGTTTGTTGTGTAGGTCTGATTGTAGCCACTAACTGAAGTGCCAGCGATCTTAACGATGTCGGTTGAAGCAAGATTGTGGCGACCACTGGTTGTAACGCGAATGCGATATTGTCCAAGATCTGAATCAATAACCGTGCCAGAGCTAATTGAAGCAATACCACTTCCTTCGGGGATGTAGTAAAGCTCTTTCAAGTCCCAAAGAAATACAGCGTCAACATCGCTTGGGTCAACAGCTTGACGACCCACGTCGTAAGTTAGACCGCGTTCTGTGTAACCCAGACCAACATTGCGAGCCAGCGCTTCAGTTTGAGCGGAAGTCAGAGAAAGCTTGAGATGTCCAGTAGTGTCAAGCTTCTGAATTCCAAAACTATCAACAACGGTGGTAGCGCCAAATGATTCACGAATCTGAGCGGACAACTCCGAATTCGTGAAGTCGTGGGATGTGCCCACTGGCTTCTGATAGGCAAGATACAGCTCGTCAAAGCTGTCCCCCTCTCTCACTGTTACATTGATAGTTTCCATTAACCGTCAAGCAGCTTGTCGAGGTTGGCGATCATTTCCCTTCGCAACGAGGACGTATGACGCTGTGGTTGCTTCAACTCATCGATGCGAGCAAGGAGTTGTAGCTTTTCACTATTCAGTCTATCAATCTCTGCGTTCAAATTGGCAAAGTGAGTGCTCAATGAAACACGATCTTCTAGTTTCTGCTTTAGTTCTTCATTCTCTTGCTGAAGAACAACAATCTCTTCTCTTGCATCAGCCATCATCCGTCGTGCATCAGCAGGCAAAATCGTCTTCTCGACAACTTGCGTTTCTGTTCGCACTGTGGGCGCAGCAGCAGCGTTTAGGCGCTGCTGCAAGCGCACCACTTCAGACTTTAACGATGCGAGATTGCCAGAAGCATTAGCGGCATTTCCTTCGGCCTTTACAAGCTTGCTCAGTAGTTCACCATTGCGTTGTTCCAGCTCGATCACTTTGCGTTGAGCCTCTTGCGCCTCGTTCTTCCAGACGGTGGTATCAATAGCCTCTGAGCGGCCCCTTGGGGAGCGCCTGCCAGACGTTCGACCCCTCAGATCGTCCAGATCCACTTCATCCTGCCAGGGCACCACCCACTTCTCGGTGTAGTCCACAGGCGACCCATCGAACTTATTACGCCACCCCACTAGCCAGCAGGTGCCATGAGGATTAGGCGCCAGGATGAGATCGACTTTGCCGTCAACAACTTTGTAATGAATAGGGCGCCGGTCCACGCCTGCAAACACCGCTGATGGCACCAAATGCAAGTGCCCTTCCTTGCCAGCACCCAACGAGCCAATAACTCGCGTCATAATCAGACCTCCCTGTAAGTGACCATCACTTGATAGTCAGCACCGCTACTCACGACAGTGTTCAGCTCTTCTCCAGATGCGTTCTGGAATAAGCCCAGCGGGTTTGACATGACAAGGCTTCCTGATGCTGGAATCGGGAAGTCAGGGGTGAGGTCAGTAGAACCACCACTTTGCAATTTGACAGTACATCCAGACGTTGCAGTGATGGTTAAATTCATCACGCGATAGGTGACGCCAGTTTGCCCAGAAACCAATGTCACGCCAGACGTTGTCTGCACAAACGCACTTTGCATGTCTGTAGTGAACAGATCATGCTGCATCGTGTACGGAGATGCAGTCGTGCCCTGCCCCTTTGCCCGTACATAGGCAGAGTTACCAGCAGCGTCAAGTCCAAATAGGGCCATAATCAGATGATGAGAAACAACAGACGTTGAGATCGAACAAGGTTGCCATTTGGCAATCTGGCAAAAGCACGACTCGAGAAATCAAATCGCAGAGGTGACGCAATTGCAGTGGCTCCCTGCGAAAATGCAGACTGTCTGCCATCTGGACCGATTGTAGCCACCCTCACACGATAAGACGAGGAAATGGTATAAGTGTCAGATGGGATGAGCTTGTAAGTTTCAGTAACAATTCCAAGATCGTCAAAACGATTGTCTTCAACATTGAAGACCTGCACTCGATAACGAGATGCATTCGGATGTGTTGCGGGATCCGACCACGCAATAAATGGGTAGAGCATTTTCAATGGCGAGTAGCCAGTGAATGTTGGCGCCACCCAACTCGCTTCAACCCTTGCCATTATGTTGCCTCAATCTCAATACTTTCAACATTAACTCTAGGAATAGGATCGACCTGCGAAAGAGAAGCTTTTTGCGTTTGAATGATGACATTGGAGTCGATCACATCATACTTGCTGGAATTGTGACTCACTGCTAGAACCGATACCGTGCCGTCGTCGTTTTCCTGTACCCCTACCACGCGATAGCGCCTTACTTCCTCCGCGCCGTCATCTTGCTTCAGCACCCACATGCCGCCAATGTCTGGTTTCTTGTTGAATGCTGGGTTCACTGTTAATTGAGTGCGATTACCTGCCGTGGTGCTTACGGGGCGATTCCTCATTTTTCCATTGATCAGCAAGAACAGTTGATATGCAGTGCCAGACGCAAGTGTCACCTGTCGATCCAAGAAAATCGTACTTTTGTCGCTGTTCTGTCCTATAAAACCAGCCGCTACTCCTCCTGTCTTAGACGGATCGCCAATTTCAATAATTTCACCTGGCAAAATAAAGAAACCTTCGGCGCTCACCTTGAACGAGACTGTTTCTGTCTCAGTGAGGTTTGTAACTAAGTTCCAACGACCAATGCGCTGGGCCTGGGCTTGCGAGGTGCATCCAAACGCTCTTACTTCCAACTCCCTGTGACCAAATTTTTCAATGGCACTCTTGTCTTCAACATATTCAACCTTTGCTTTGTAAAGATCGTTGGGATCATTCCAAGACACCAGGCAGACGGTCTTCCGAGTTTTACGACCAGTACCTTCATAGGTGAACGGAGGCGATGTTAAATTACCAGCATCGTCCACTTCTTGAATGACATTTGATGGCGTAAACAGACGTACAGCATTGCTCGGTGAATCCTGCACTGGCACAATCGTACCCTGGTGATAGTACAGCATGCCTCGGAATGTTGCTGCAATTGAATTCAACACTTCATAAGCTTCGCCTCGATTGTTGATATGACCATTAAATGTGAATCTCCTTTCATGGCCGCCACGGCCATCTGGAACTTTTTTGTCACAATATCTTCCAATGTCGTAAAGTGCAAACTTGTCAACATCAGCGGCAGAGATGAAGTCTCCACACCCATATCTGTCATTTGTCAACAAGTCATAAAAAACCCATGCTGGGTTGTTGCTATAGGCAGTCTCAAATGTTCCGTCCCAGGTGCCGGAATATGCATTTGTATATTGAGTGTCAACAGCATCAGGATTATAGTTACTAGGCACTTGAATTTTCTTGCCCTTGACTAACATTGCAACCCTAGGAACAGAGCTGAATGATTCCGCGTTGAATTTCATCCCTAACACAGCAGTGTTTGGATAGATGAACTTAGATCCAATGACGCCAACAATTGCCTTGAAGTAAAAATCACTGACTTCCTTTACAGTGTCAGAATCATCCGACTCGCGTTTTACCGTAATAGTCCATGGCCCCGTGCCAGACAGGTTAAATTCCTTGTCTTCTTCAAATGGCCCCCGAGATTTCCCTGAAATCCTGTAGGTATCGTTGTGAAGATTTCCGCTAGAAACACTATCCCTAATCTTAATTCTGTACTCAACAAAAGTACCTTTCACGTCGCCGCTGTCCTCTTCCACTTTATACAAAGCAGCCACACCGACTCTCACCCTCACTCGATCTAAATCGGTTCGAGTTGTGGTTGCAGACACCTGACCAGTCAATTTTCGCACTTGCGTGCCTACGGCCTGCTCTATCTCAACGTCGTCAAAGCCATTGCCCAATGGTTTTTGATCGTTTTTACCAGTCCGAAGGTTGGTCAAAGTAACACTTTCTTCCTCGATACTATATTGGTCGCCTTCCCCCTTGATTGGCGTGTCGTTCAAAAAGACGCACTTCTCAGGGTCACTTTTAGCAAAACCTTGAATTTCTCCTTCACACAGGGCCACAACAACTCGTGCCGTGGACCTCGTAGGATCCCTGTCATCCTCTTCCTTTGGCGGGTCTGTCGAGGTGCCGCCTTTGCCACCACCACCACCAGCGCCGCTAATTTGTCGCAGCTTAAGTTCTTCTTCGCTCATGATGATATTCCAATAGCAGAAGAAATAACCAGAGGTGCCCCGGCCAGGTACTCACCATAAATCAACGGCACAGGGAATCCTTGTGTAGTCAACTCCGCAGCCCTGTCAAACAGAAAACTTTCTTTCTTGTCACTATCGCCACTTGGTGTGCCTATCTGCGGCGTTAACAGGGCTCCAATGCCAGTAGCGATCATGCTCAAGCCAATGCCGAACATCGCCGTGCTAACAATACCAGCAGAGCCGCCAGCGAAGGCGGCTCCCATTCCTGCCGCAACAGTACCTGCACCAAAGCTCACAAACGACAAGCCCACCAAGGCTACTCCGAGGAGAATCTTGCCAGTTGCGCCACCACTGCCTGCAATCATGGGTGCAATGACCAGGCGATCACAACTCATCGTCACATGCTCGTAATCAATTCCTTCTGGCTCTTTTGTGACCAGCTTGAACCCCACATTATTTTCATGAGCCGTACAGAGATACTCTTTGAAGCCGTTCACCTGACGAGATAGCGCCGAGATCACGTCTCGTGGGTTCCGCACCAAGAATCTATACTCACGCCCAAACTTGCGGCCCAATTCTCCAAGAAGTTTTACTGTCACAAAACGTTCTTCCATGGTCACAGCAGCTTCTCATGACGTAACACTTTAGCCGTGTAACGCCGCCAATACTTACCATAGCTGGTTTCCATGGAACGACGGTTGGCAAAATGATGATATATGCGGATACCTTCCCCCTTGAAAATACCGAAATGATTGGGCCATTTTGTTTCCATTTTCATCAGCAAAATGTCGCCTTTCCGAGAAGGTTCGCCTATGTCAACAAAGCCTTGCCCGGCGTAATTCTCACCGAACATGTTCCAATGGTCGCCTGACCATTCACCGTCTTCTCCGCGTTCAAAGTCGTCCAGGATAATTCCGAATTCTCGACGATAAAAGTCTCTTGTTAATGAGTAGCAATCATTGATGCCATATAACCATTCACGACCAACATAAGGCTGATCCCCTCTGGGATCAGCATACTTCCAGCTTTTGCTGTGTACGTTGTAAACCAACCACGGAATATTGGTTTGCTTACATGCTCGAATGTCAGCAGGCGAGAAACCATCGCGATCATTTGTGTGTGAATGGTAAATACATTCAATCTCCCCTTCGGTCTCACTGACATAAGCGTAATCTTCTGCGGCAATTGTAAAATTTTCTTGCGGCGATGGGTGAATGTTTTTGCATGGTATTACTTTGCCGCTTGCAATCAGTCCGCAACCTTCCTCTGGGGCCCGCTTGTCGCAGTCAGCGACAAGCTCAATCAATAACCGTCTGTCAATCATTATCCTCGCGTTAAATTGGCCCCAGGGAAGCCACCATAGGGCAAATTAGCGCTTCCAAACCTAAGCTGGCAACTGGTAAGCCGTTTGCCACAGATGTCAAAATTATCGTGCAAGTTGTCTTGCTGAGTAGAAGTTAATCCGCTCCATGTAGCTCTCAGGGTTGTCAATGCAGAGTCGAAATTACTTTGCGCCGTAGTGTACCCGCTTAGCGCTGTTTCGTACGCTCCTGATGCTGTTGCACATCCTGTGGGGTCATCCGCTGTTACAACCTCCACCTGTCGAAGTCCAAATGGAGCGCTGTCCCCAACCTTTCGCTCATCGTCCGCAATGTCTTGGCGATTTGCGGTAGAAAATACGCCACTCTCAAATACATATGCTTCGTCTACACCTAGAGGAAGCATTGCAAAAGTTATGCCACTTCCTTCGACTTCGTAAACGCCATTGTATTCGAAAACATTTACATTGATTGAATCGTCTGCAATTTCGCCACCAGCACGTCCTTTTTTGCTTGCATCAAACGTGTATTGACTCCCTGTTACGGTGCTTCCAGAGAATACAATTGTCACAAGCTGATCGTCATTATCCTCCTCCCTAATGAGCACAAAAGTTGCATCATCGGCATCAAGAGCTTGTTCTTCATCTTCGTCTGCATCGTCAAAGAGGTAGAAATACTCAGACGTGCTAGTCTCGTCGTCGCAAGCATTTTCCTTCGAGCCTAGTGCTAAGTTCTTTGCAGCTTCAGCATCGTCTCTTATTTTTTTCTTGGCCAAGTAGTCAGCCAATGCGTCAAGATAACCTTGCTCTGCAGAGCCGAAGTTCCTGTATTGTTGACTTGAGCTGTCCGGCACTTCATCGAATTGATTGGCAATTGGCAGCCCATCAAGGTCGCTATCTCTAGGAGGATCGCCGCCATAGCCGCATTCGGTCCCTCGATACTCCCACAGGCAGTGATTATGCGTGACCACTCGTCGCGGCAACTGAATACCTTCCAAATCCAAAGGACTAGCCAATTGAAACGTGACAGACATATTAGTCTCTGCCACTTTGCGTTCAATGTAATAAATGTCAGTAGGGAAATACGTCGTATAATCGTTAGTCGAAAAATTGCCGAGATATTTTGCAAGGGTGCGGCGTCGATAAACCTTCACGCCAATCAGGTCATCAAGACTTGCAATGAGTCCTGACAATGTGCCAAAAATGTTAGAAACCTGTAACTCTGGTTGTGGAATTTGCCCCTTCGTAGTCCGATCAAAGCCAGTTGCAATGATGGGAATAGGCTCATATTCAACAGTTTGAACAGGGCCAACAAAGCCTGGAGCCACGTCAGTCTTCACCCACTTCACCTTTTCTCCAGCCTCAAACGCATCGCCCACGTTTGGAAAAATAGCGGCCTTGGGGATAACAAAATTCGTAAAATAGTAGTGATCAGTGCCACTAAATCCTGGCAGTACAGACAGGTCCAGTTCAAACATTTCCACGACAGCGTCGTAGAAAGTTGAACGAACCTCCTCGGTTACCTCCGCATGCGCCTCCTGACGCGCCAAAACGGCATCAAACTCGTCACCCTGAAAATCACCACTGCTATATGTCATGATCTCCAGTCGTAAATTTGCTTGACAGAAAAGCTGATTACATTAAGGCGAGGAGCTGAATTAAAACTTAGTTGACTTTGGAATCGAGTGCTAATAAGCTCCCAGCTCCATTCATTAGGCTCCAGTCGATAACGATACAGCACCTCGTCTTGAGGAAAACGTGCAAAGAAAAAATCGCCATTCAATGCTTGGAAGTCTTCATCTAACGAACTGGCTTCGTCATAAGTCAATGGCCGAGTGCGGAAATCATAAGCGTTGATCAAATTGTTCACGCCATCTGGTGTCACTTGCTCGTAGCCATCGCCAAGCTGAAACCGTCTCACACGCTGCTGACGCTTGCGTGTCAAGCCGTTTTCAAAAAAGTCATACGGATCACGAAATGGATCAGTAGGTCCAGGATTGAAATTAAACAGAATCGGTTGTGCCATGATTATCTTCCGCTACTGATCATTCCGCCAGGTTGCATTTCACGCATGATCACTTGTTTCACTGCTCCCTCCAGATTACGAGCAAGATCATTGCCTTGAGAACCAGAGGTCTTGGAAGACGCCTGGCCGTTGTTTACGTTGACTGTAATGTTAGTCGAAATATTGCTGCCAGCACCGCCTCCCATCTCCACGGGAATGGACTTGCCATTCGGCAGGGGGACAATCGCTTCATTGAAACGACCTTCGCCCACCATCGCCATGGTCGGTCCTTTGACGATGCCGCCGGTAGCAAAGCCTGGAACGTAGCTCGGCACACCACCGCCGCTGGAGGCGCTAACAACGCCACCCTCAGCAAAGCCCAAGCCCTTAAAGGCTTGAAGCATTGCCCATTTGACGATCATCTGAGCGACCATGTCCGCAAACATCTTGCCGATGTTCGAGAAGGCGGTGCCTAAGCCTTCCTGCAGTGAAGTGGTGCCCTGAAGAATGCCGCTGAACGCAGTGCCAAACTCACTCGCAACGCCATCAGCAACGCTCTCGGCCATTGCACCGAAATCTTTTAATTCTTTCTCTGTCTTCTTCATCCAAGAACTGATGCCGTCCTTCACAGATGTGTCATCTCCCTTAAAGACATTCGCCCTCACAGAAGCTTCCACAGCGCCAGCCGCCTCTGGAGTTATTTTGCCTTCTTTTCTTAATCTCGCGATTTCCTTTAATTTGTCGGCTTGAGACTGCAGGTGCTTAGCCCTGTCGTACTCTTCCTGCGTAATTCTGCCCGATGCCAAATCCGACTCAAGTATGATGTCCTGAATTCTTCGACGCGCACTCTCTTCTTCCGACAACCTTTCAACCAGTTTTTCCATTTCCCTTTTAGTCACAGCAGCCTTCTTCTTCGTTGCTTCAAGTCGAGCATCTTCGACGTCTTGGATTTTCTCGGCAGTACCTTGATCACTCTCCTTGATTCGTTGTATCTCAAGGGCGAGTTCGGCTTCAATCTTCATGAATTCATTGACGCCTTGCTGATCCATCAGCAAGCCCCTGTTGATTTCACGAAGCCTTTCCCTGATTGCCACCATCTCTGGGGACAAGTCTTTCTTATCTTTGCCGTCACCTCCTGTCAAATCAAGCCCATCCAAAGCCAATTGAGACTGATCTTTGAAGCGCTTGTCTACCACTGCTGCATTCTTCTCTGCATTTTTAAGCTGTCCTTCGTAGCCATGCATTGAAGACGCCAATGCTGCAGTTGCGTTCTTGAGATCAGTGTCTACGGCTCCAGTTTCAAAAGCGGATCCTGGCTCAGCCGATTCACCAAGGGCTCTGTTTCCTTGAACCTTTTCCCTTACGCCAAAACCACCATCGCGTTCCCGAAGACTTCCCAAGGCTCCTTCGTAACCTCCCAGCCCTTGAAGATGAGCTTTTTCCTGAGCGGTGATGACTTCACCTTGCGACAGCCTCGTCGCAATGTCGATACCTTTCTGCCTGCTCTTTCTCTCCGCTTCAACATTACGCTTTGCAGTGGTCATAGCCTCGCTACCACCCGCTTCAGCAGCTTTCAGCACACGCTCACCATAAGAGCCTTTCTGGGCTTCAATGCTTTCAGCAGTCGCCTTAAGCTGCATGATCTTCTCAATCAATGCGCCAATCGCAACCAAGGCAATGCCGATTGCAGACGAAACCAACACAGTGCGAATTGCAGTGGCTAATATCCTTACTCCCACAGCAGCTTTGCGGAAGGCCATCCCAGACGCAACGGTAGCGGCGCGTAGTGTTGTTAATTTTGTTGCACCACTCGCTGATTGAGCGATAAAGACTCGGAACACCTTGTTATACATCACAAGATTCCGAATGAGCGGAATAATTCCAGTCACTCGAATGGCAACCAACCCTGCCTTAAGAACTGCTCCGACAATTGCTGCTCTCGTGACGATATTGACAAACTGCTGATTCCCTAGAATCAACTGCGCCAAAGGACGCAAGACTACAGAGGCGGCCTGGCCAAACAGAGCAAATGTCTGAGCACCCGCCAAAATGGCGTCTTTGATGCTGACAAGTTGAGGGAATAACTCATTGCGGAGATATTCTGCCAACTGATTACCACCTAGCGGCTCATCAGAAAAAGCAAGCTTTACTGCTTCCCCAACAGTGCTCAATGCACTAACAATTGGGTCAACGAATTCTCCCAAGAAAGCCCCTGCAGCAGGCGCAAAGCTTTCGTAGAACGTCGTTAATGCATTGTTCAGCTTGTTGATTTGGTTTTGGAACGAATTAGCAGCCTTATCTGCACTAGGACCAAAATCTTTATTCAACAGTTTTCCAACATTGGCGAGGACAGCACTCATTGTCTCGCCCTTCAGGGCGCCATCCTCTAATGCCTTAAGGAAGGATGCCAAGCCTTTGCTCTTGGCCTGCTCGTCCATCGTGTCATCCAGGAACCCAGCGGCTCGTGCAAACAAGCTGACAGCTTGAGGGAAAACATCACCCAACTGACCCTTCAATTCTTCCGTCATAATTTGCCCTTTACTCGCCATCTGGGCAAGGGCATAAGTCATGCGATCAACTTGATCTGCACTCATGCCAAATGTTGACGCAGCAGCAGAAAGTCCAGTGAAAACACTGTTAATTGTGCTTAAGTCAATGCCAGCAGGCTGCATTGATGCGTACAACTTGACAAAGCCATCACGCGCTGATTGCACTGGGATATTGAAGCGGGCAACAGTCTCTTCAATCAGCCTCATGCTATTGGCCATGACCTCACCACCGCCAGTCACAGCTTCCATCTGATTGTTAAAGGCTTGCAGATTGGCAGTGGCCTTCGCGATATTGCCAGGCAACGCCGTCGCTGCTGCTAGAGCTTTATACGCCGTGCCAAACAACAGCACCTGCGAAGTTGCATACTTAAGCTCTTTAGCAACCGAGGCTATAGGGCCTGCTGACAAATTGTTGAATGCATCACCAGCACCACGCGCAAAACCGCTACCAAACCGACCCCCGCCTCCTCCTCCACTTGCACCTGCCCCTCTATTGCTCAATGCCAAAGCACTGCCTGTGCTCCTTGAGGGGAGCCCTCGATAGCCAGACCCCGTAACTCGGTCATTCTCTCCCAAGACAGCAGCAGCTCGCTCTGCAGAACGGCCATACGCCCTCACCTTTGCCGCTGCTTCCTTAGAGGCTTGCGCCAATGACGCAGTGCTTTGACCTGCAGCAGGCAACGCAAGTCTTCCTTGTCCATACAAACTGGGGCCAGTCAGAGCGCTACTCACCCCCAAGGGGCCTGATACAGACGGGTTCCTGAAACGTGGTCGCCCCGAACTGCTGGTAAGCATGCGCCCAGGAGCGCCCATAGCACCTCGCGATGCTGCGCCAATTTGAGCAAAGCCGCCTTGCTGGCCGAAGCCCCTCACCTCTGCCTGCATGGCAATCAGCATTGCCTGCAATTGAGCAAGGATGGTGCCTTGAGCCCGCTTCAGGCCATTGCTCATCCCCACCTCAAAGCCCTTGGCCGCCTGGCGGCCTATCTTCATCATCCTTCTCGACGGAGATCTAATCTCAAGTCGATCCTCCAGAGTATCAATCGCCTCCTTGGCAAGATTCTCTGACGCTGATCCGACTTGACCCTGCCCTTTCTTCAGTCCGGCAACTAGTCCCTTGACGGCCTCTGCAGACAGCTTGGCTAATTCCCTTACAGCATTAGGTCGATTGATCTTTATCCCTGCTTGAAATCCCTCTATCCCTTGAGCAGCAGCTTGCTTATACAGCGCTTGAATCTCGGCAGCTTCAAGCCCTCCTTGACCCTTAGTCCGAGAAAGTCGGCTTGTGCCAATTGGAGCGCTAGAGGCAGTCGCCTGTCGAGACTTTCTCTCTAGCCCTTCTAGTTCTCTCTTGAGAGTCTTGACATTATCAATTGCACTCTTGATCGACGTATCATTCAGATTGATACGAAATTCACGTCGGCCAGTAAGTTTGTTTAATTCACGTCGTAACTGCCTTCCGTCAAACTTAACTTGAATGGGCAGTTGAAAGCCTGCAGCAGCTTGACTGAGCTTCGGAAGCTGGCGCTTGAAATACTGGAGATCAAGCGCAACATTTAGCCTAAGCTCAGCGGCCATTCTTCACCACAGGACCAACAATTC